AATAAACTGACGAGCGTGAACTAGCTCATGTGCTAGGTTGGAGGCAAGTATTGCGTCACCATAAGGCAGGCTCTCACCACAATCAAGTTTGAAGTGGGTTGCTAGTGCAATCTCCACCTCATCTGTAGTACCGTTACATAGTCCCGCATAGCCTTCACCAATACACTTTGTCCAGGTTATCTCAATATCTGCAGTTGGCTCATCATCAAAGAGTGCTTTTAAACAGTCTGTAATGAATGCGTCAAATTTAGTGTCTTCGTTATAATATGTAATCAATGCTTGCTTCTCCAATTTATAAGAGTATTATACGGCGTTTTAAGGCGAATGTCAAGAACTAAAAACGTATATCACGGCTCCATGGTACGTCTTTTTCTTTCTCGCATTTTTGCGGAAGCCTTTCTTCTGTTCTTTTTCTGACAGGGTTTTTCGTAGAACTGCTTCTCTTTGTGCTTGAAAAGAACTCCACTCTCTGTAACTTTTTTACGAAAGAGGCGCAGTGCCCCTTCAACATTACCATTTTTAACTTTAACTTGCATTTATTCATTCCAATCATCGTCATCTTCGATGCCTTGTATCATCAACCATAGGATCAGGATTGTGCATACTATGTAAATTTCAGGGGTTGTCATTTAAAACGTACTCCTCGTTTGCGTAGGTAGGAAACCTGGTTACGGATAGATCGCTCTGTTCTGTCGGGTATCATATCCATCACTTCATCTATACTAGCGTTGAAGTAATATGCCCGCAGTGTGTTGCGCTCAAGTTCTGTCCAAGGTTTCTTTTTATATTTTTTCATGGGCGTATTATAAACCAAAGTAGGTAGTTTGTCAACAATTATTTCTTACACCCCTCGTCACATGGTAAAAATTATCCTTGACAAACTGGTGCAAATACTGTATAATCCCTCGTATAAAATGTTGAAATTGATTGAGGAAAATTTATTTAGTTGTTGACAGGGTGCTGTTTTCAACGTATAATATGTTTTTGAAATCGAGCTAATAAGGAAAAAATATGATTGAGTATGCCATTTTTATGTTTTGCATGATTGGTTGCGGCTACCATAGTCACAACTTAGGCAAGCAAGAAGGTATGGAAGATGTTATTGCCCATTTAGTCGAGACAGGACAAATTACTTTAGACGACGAACTATAATCAACGGAGATACAACAATGCCTATTAAATTTAAAGATTCAGAAACAGTAGTAGACCGCAACACTAAGAAGAAAACAACTAAGAACTACTACATTCACACAATTGCTACAGACGAGCTACAAAAGACTTTAGCAAATGAACACACGCGTGGTCCTCGTAAGCAGAAAATTCGTAATGAGTTAGTACGTCGACAAGAATCATTAGTAGAGGCAACGAGCGAAGCCTAGTAGGATTGGGAGAACCCGGTCGAAGAACTCACTACAATAGAAGGTGTTTTAATACGCCAAGAGACGGAGATAAAAGTGAAAGATCGTAATGAGGCCGCTTGCTATTTTTGCAATGTGGTTACAGCTGTAAGTTGTTTAGCCTTACCATTTATAACAATATACGCCAGCATGCAATAAAAGAGGATTAGCCCATGATGAATATAGACAGAGTACGAAAACAGCTAGAGATTGACGAAGGCGTAGTATATGAAATCTACGAAGATCACCTTGGCTACGAAACGTTCGGTATTGGACACCTAGTATTGACAGGAGACCCTGAGTTTAACCTGCCAGTAGGTACACCCGTATCAGAAGAGCGTGTAAAAGAAGCCTTTGATCATGACCTCACTATAGCCTTGTTTGAGTGCATGCAGCTATATAAAGATTGGGAATACTTTCCAGAGGAAGTCCAAGAGATATTAGTTAATATGCTATTTAATCTTGGGCGGCCTCGACTTAGTAAGTTTAAGAATATGAAAAAAGCATTGGATTCACGATGCTGGGAACTTGCCGCTACAGAAGGGAGAGACTCTCTTTGGTATCGCCAAGTAGGCAATCGCGCTGAGCGGTTGATGGGAAGACTAGAGAATGTTACAGATACTTAGTGCAGTAACAGGACTAGGGAAGACTTGGCTCGAAGGAAAGAATGCCAAATCAAAAGCAAAAGCAGAAGCAGAAGCCACAGTAATGGTTCAGGCTTCTAAAAGTGTCGCAGATTGGGAGTCTATCATGGCTCGCAACTCTGGTGGCTCTTGGAAAGACGAGTGGCTAACAGTACTCTTTAGTATCCCTATGATACTATGTTTCTTTCCACAAACAGTAGGTTACGTCACTGCGGGGTTTGATGCCCTTAGTGCAATGCCGAGCTGGTATCAGTATACTTTAAGTGTAATTGTGAGTGCATCGTTTGGTGTTCGCTCAGTAGTAGGATTCATGAACAAGAAAAAATAGTTCTTGACACTCTTCCTAAACTTCGGTATAATAGTTATTCAAATTTTAGGAGAGTACCATCAATTTATTTTACCTTGACGCAGACCTTGACAAATGTGCAGAATATCACGTTGATAAACACGTCAACAAGATGATACTCGAAGCAGCACAACTTATCTGTACTAATCTCTGGATAGATCATCTATTCGGATATGTGCCTAGACTTATTACTAAGGAAGAGAACGCTATTCTTCAGACGACTCGTAAAGAACAGAAAGAGTTGCCTATGGAAGAGCGTATCTTTCCTTACCTTCCTACAATGCAGAACCACCCTAGTTGTGTTTGGGTGCGTTCTTCTCTCGAGAATTTTTACTGGACTCACTGCTATGCGAACGCGCTTGGCAGTGAGGCTCACTATCGCTATGGCAGCACACACAAAAGCCTAACGATGATTAACAATCTTCCAGACCCAAAACATATCGAAGACCATGGCTTTACTCAGTTTGCTCTTGCTATGACTGAGGAGTTGAAAGATGATGACAACCCAATACAGGCCTACCGCAACTTCTATATGCTTGACAAAGCCACCTTTGCAGGATGGAAGCATAGAGACAAACCAGAGTGGTGGGACGAAGAACTAGCAGACTATGACAACAGGATATCAGGACAATGAGAATACCAAAGTATAGAATCGTTTGTAGGGTTACTGATAATTCGAATATCGATGATACTTACACAGTGCAAAAGAAAAGCTGGTTAGGTTTCTGGTATAACTTTGAAAACTACGATGCTTGTTTAACAGGCGTCTATTATCAAATGGATAGAGCTAAGGCTGCAATTGATAGAGACCGATCGATCACAACTAAAACCTATGAGAGTTACTAAAATAATGAGACCAAACCAACCACAAGTAGAACTTGTATCAACATCTTCGCCAGACTTAATTGCAGACATTGCATACATGGCTAGAGTATCAAACCCTAAGAACCAGAGCAACGAACTGACTTCACACAAGCTAGTGAAGTATCTCATCAAGCACAAACACTGGTCTCCTTTTGAGATGTCCGGTATTACGCTAGAGATCAATACTACTCGTGACATTGCTCACCAGATCGTGCGTCATCGTAGCTTTGCTTTTCAAGAGTTTAGCCAGCGTTATGCAGACCCAAAAGAGATGGGCTATCCTTTTGAGTTGCGTGAGTGTCGTTTGCAGGATACTAAGAACCGACAGAATAGTGTTCAAACTGACGACGAGTTGTTACACGAGCATTGGGTATCCCAGCAGAAGCGTGTCATTGATGCAGCTTCGGAAGCCTATGCTTGGGCTATTGAAAATGGTATTGCTAAAGAGCAGGCTCGTACTGTTCTTCCAGAAGGTCTAACAAAGACTCGTTTATATATGCACGGTACTGTACGCTCCTGGATACACTACATTGATGTGCGAACTACTCCAGGAACGCAGAGAGAACATATGGATATTGCTAGAGCCTGTGCTTATGCTATCAATCCGATGTTCCCTATGATCAAGGATTTTGTTCATGAAGAAGATGATCAACATAGCACCTAGTGGAGAACTACCTGTGTGGAAAGATGAATCAGAGATTAAGTCGCTACGGGGTATCCTCAGACAAGAGGGTGGTAGCCACTACAAGCTAAACATTCAGCCTATCGAGTATATCCATGCGAACGAGCTGGGTTTTATTGAGGGCAACATCATTAAGTATGCCACTCGACATAAGAAGAAGAATGGCGCTGAAGACATTAAGAAAATTATACATTATTGTGAACTATTATTGGAGTTAGAGTATGGCGAAGAGAGTAAAGAAGAAGGACTACGAGAACCTATCGAGCAAGAACATCGAGAAAGTTATAGCACTTCTAAACCCGAATACTTCAGCCCCAGTTACGGAAAAAGCGATAACTAAGAAGCAGGCTTGTGATATACTCAATATTGCGTATAATACAACCAGGCTAAGTGCCATCATCGAAGGGCACATAGAGCAGAAAGCATATGTTAAAAAGCGTAAGTCACAAAATCGAGGCCGTCCTGCCACTGATGCAGAGATTGGGGAGGCGGTTACAGACTATCTACAAGGTGCGAATCTTACCGATATTTCAAAGCGTCTTTTTCGTTCCGTCGGGTTTGTACGAAACATTCTTGAACTCGTTGGAGTGCCGCAACGACCCACAGGAGAAGAACGAAAAGCAATAGATTACTTCCCTGATGAGTGTGTGTCTGAGGAGTTTTCTGAAGGTGAGATCGCATGGTCGGCCATCTACCATAGTGCAGTAAAGGTAGGTAAACGCCTCACACAAGACTACCAAGAAAGTAAGCCCGGTCTTGCAACTGTAGACTACGATGCCAAGTACTCGACCCCCGTGTACCAAGTCTACGTTGTTCAAAAGGTTGATAGCGAAGATACATTCTTTTCGAGTGTGACCCAGGGCGGCTTCAGTGCTTACTCTAAGGCATATGATCTAGGCAAACTAGAGCATTTGAAAAAGTACGGTATAGATTTAACTAGGTTGTAAAAAATAGTTCTTGACAACATGGTTGTTTTTCCCGTATAATATCTTTTCTGAAATCGAGGAATATATGGGACAAAGATTCTACGAACAACAGCTTGCAAAACTGGGTAATTGCCCAGGAAATAAAACCCCTAACAAAAGGAAACGTAACATGGCTTGGACAGATGAGCTAAAAGCAGAAGCAGTATCACTATACGAACAGGCAGAGCCTACCCCAGAGAACAGCATGGAGATTGTAAAAGACATCGCTGACGAGCTGGATCAATCACCTAACGGTGTTCGCATGATTTTAACAAAGGCTGGCGTCTATGTTAAGAAAACCCCAGCTGCTAAAGCAGCTTCTACTGGCGCAGCTACAGGTGGCACTCGTGTCTCTAAAGCAGCAGCACAAGAAGCCCTCACCGCAGCTATCACTGATGCAGGTAAGCCTGTTGACGAAGAGATCATCTCTAAGTTGACTGGTAAAGCAGCACAGTACATTACTAGCCTACTTTCTGACGAAGGTTAATAAGTAATAACCCTGCTAGGTTCGCCTAGTGGGGTATTTTTGCACCTCCTATAATTGACCTTTGAGTATGTAAACTAGCAATGATGATTGCTAACTACTACAAAAGGAAACTATAGTGAAAAAGCAAGAACTAGCACGTTTAGTGCAGGACTATGGAGACGCTATTATTACCTATCGTAGCGAACACTCCAGAAAGCTAAAATATAATGTTTGTACCTTAGACTTTACTACTCCGTATATTCAGGGTAAGAAAAATCGAGCTAAAGAAACAGAAGATACTCTTCTCTTCTTCTGCTGGGATACAGATTCTTATAGATTGCTTAGACCTTCTAGCGTATCAAGTGTCGTACCACTGTCATCTATTCTTAAGAATGAAGGCAGACGATAATGGATATACACGAGGCTCCTGAAGCCTACTCCCGTGTAATACATTATGATACAGTAAAAGAAGTACAGATTAGGTTAACGGTCAATACCTTCAGGGGTGTTGAGTATTTACATTTGCGCAAATACTATATGGACTTTGATGAAGAGTGGAAGCCAACACCTGAGGGTGTAGCTATGCCGCTTGATCTCAGTAACTCTCGTGAGCTTTTTGCAGGGCTGACAGAGATACTATCACTAGCAGAATCAAAGTCGCTTATTGAGGATAATTTTATGGATTTAATTGACGAAATCTATAAATAGTTCTTGACAAGAATCTGAAAGTTGCGTATAATATCACTTCTTATTTAGGGAAATTATATGCAAAAGTTTTTAGATCGAGCAAGCAAGTTATACTATGAGGGTACTCCACTCCTTTCGGATGAAGAGTTTGACCTCTTAGCTATGAAACATCACTACAACTATGTTGGCTACACTGTTACAGATGCGGTTCCGCATACGTATCAGATGTACTCTTTACAGAAGTGTTTTGATCTTGCTAAAGCTCCATTAGATATTAACGAATGTATCTGTACTCCTAAGCTAGATGGAGCAGCAGTATCTATCCTATATGTAGACGGAAACCTAGAGTTAGCTTTAACTCGTGGTGACGGTATACAAGGTAGAGATATTACTGATAAGATGAAACACCTAGTACCTACTAAACTCCGTCGAACAGGTCGATTTAAAGACTTATACAATGGTGTTGTGCAGATCACTGGTGAAGTAGTTGCTCCAAGCAGTATTACTAACTCGCGTAACTTCGCTTCGGGGTCGCTTGGTTTGAATGACGTTGAGGAATTCAAAACTCGTCCCTTAGTATTCGTAGCTTATGATGCTTATCCCCATTGCGTTCCTACTTATAGTAACGAAATGAGTATATTAAAGCAGATGGGCTTGAATGTTGTTACTCGATTCGATTCTACAGACTATCCTACTGATGGCGATGTATATCGTCTCATAGATACACGTGATTTCGAGAAGTTAGGACACACTGCTAAACACCCACGGGGTGCTTTCGCTCTCAAAGAGCAGAAAGCGGGTGTTGAAACAACCCTTGTTGATGTAGTGTGGCAACTAGGTAAATCTGGTGTAGTCAGCCCTGTAGCGCTCTTAGAGCCTGTTGTGGTAGGCGATGCAACAGTATCTAGAGCTACATTGCACAACATCCAGTATATACGCGATTTAGACCTAGAGATAGGATGTAAAGTGGAAATTATACGTTCAGGAGAGATCATACCTCGCGTTGTAAGACGCATAGATTGATTGCTACCTTCGTAAAAATAACTCTTGACAATAATCTTAAAACGCCGTATAATACATATTCAATTTCAGAGGAAAGACCATGACGAAAATCGAAGCCCCAACTACTTGTCCATCTTGTAGCTCAGTCTTAGAAGACGTCAACTTTCTTTTGTATTGTAGAAACGCATCTTGCGGAGCTAAGATCTCAAAACTGATAGCGCATTTCGCCACTAGCCTTAAAATCAAAGGATTAGGTGCAGCTACTATCCAAAAGCTAGACATACAGTCTTTCGAAGAATTGTATGAACTAAGCCTGGAGGATATCGTAGATGGTCTAGACTCTGAGAAGCTAGGCGAAAAGCTACACGCTGAGATTCTTCGCTCCACAGATGCACCTCTAAATGTCCTTTTACCGGCATTTAGTATCCCTCTTATCGGGAAATCAGCTTCGGCAAAACTATCCAAGGTCTGCATAGATATAAACGAAATAGACTATGATATGTGTCGTTCTGCTGGTCTCGGTGAGAAGGCTACTGCTAACTTACTTCATTGGCTAGAAATGGAGTTCTTTCAACTGAATATGCTACCCTTCAGTTTCGAGTTTGTAAACAACGTAGTACCCTCAGCCACGCAAGGTGTTGTATGTATCACTGGAAAGCTAGTGAGCTACAAGACTAAAGCCGAAGCACATAAGCTCTTACAGGAGCTTGGTTATGAGGTAAAAACCAGCCTGACCAAGGATGTCACGATTCTGGTAAATGAAAGTGGCGTAGAATCCGCCAAAACTATTAAAGCCAGAAACGCTGGCGTAGAAATTATAACTAACCTAACTGAAATTATTGGAGAATAACATTATGTCAACTTTACCTAAGTGGACTGACGAGCGTACTGCTCAACTAACTGAATTCGTCGGTGGCGAAAGCCCCGTATCACAAGCTACTGTTGCAGACGCAGCTGTTCAGCTTGAAACATCTACTCGTTCCATCTCAAGCAAATTGCGCAAGATGGGTTTTGACGTAGAATTAGCCTCTGCAGGCGCTGGTAAGTCTTTTACCGATGCTCAAGAAGCTACTCTTTCTGCTTTTGTCACTGACAATAGCGGTTCATACACTTATGCAGATATTGCTGGCCATTTCGAAGATGGTGCTTTCTCTCCTAAGTCAATCCAGGGTAAGATCCTGTCTATGGAACTGACCAGCCATGTTAAGCCTGCTCCTAAAGTAGAAGCTGTACGCACGTACTCTTCTGACGAAGAAGTCACCTTTATCTCTATGGTAAATGATGGCGCTTTCGTAGAAGCTATCGCTGAAGCAATGGGTCGTCCAATCAACTCTGTTCGTGGTAAGGCTCTTAGCCTCCTGCGTGCTGGTGAGATCGGCGCTATTCCTAAGCAAGAAGTAACTAAAGGCGCTTCGAAAGAAGATCCATTGGCTACCTTGGGTGATCTGAGCACTCAGACTGTTGAATCTATCGCTGAAGCGATTGGTAAAACTGCTCGCGGTGTTAAGACTATGCTGACTCGTCGTGGCCTCGTTGCTGCTGACTATGATGGCGCAGCTAAGAAAGAAAAAGCTTCTGCTTAATCTAACTTAGTATCAGCTACCGAGTACTCGGTAGTTACAATGGCAGGCTCTACGGGGTCTGCCATCTTTAATATGAATCGGGAGAATTTCATTGAATATTGCTAGTGCCTTAATTAAACGCACACTTGAGTTACAAGACTTCGAGACTTGGACACAGGTGCATAAGCGTTATTTGCCTAGTGAGTATCACAGTTTGCATTCAATTATTGATAAGCATTCTGAGAAGTTCCATAAGATGCCCTCGATTGAGGATCTTAAACTTGAGATTCGTGATTCTAGTACTCGTGAGAAGTTGTACGCTGTAGAAGCTGTCAAGGCAGATGCAGAACCGTATATGCTCCTTCAGTACTTGAAGAACGAATATACTCAGAAAGAGATCCTAACCTCGCTCGAAGATTATGTCGAACACAGTGTAGCTTTTGAAGATGCACAAGAATCGGTTGATCACCTTCATCAAATTGTCCTCGACATCGAAGACAAAGTTGATCTGGAGGAACCACAGGAAAGTATGCAACGTATTGAACTGTTCGAGCCTGAGGAAGATTTAGCTAAGTACATACCACTTGGCCTCAACGAAGAGTACGACCTTGATATTCAATTCTCTCCCAGAGATTTGGTTATGGTAGGTGGTAAACGAGGTGCAGGCAAGTCGGTAATCTGTGCTAACATTGCAAACAATGTTTATGAATCTGGAAAGTCGGCTATCTATTTCACTATTGAGATGGATAGTCGGTCTATCTTGCAACGCTGTTGCGCTATCGCTACTAAAGTACCTTTTTCACGCCTACGCACTAAGAATCTTAGTGTTGCTGAGTGGGAGAAAGTTGCAACATGGTGGGCGAATCGTTTTGTGAATGGGCAAGACCGTTTGAAGGAATATAAAGAACATAGAGATTTTGAGAAGTTTCACTCAGCACTAAAGACAACCTGCGAGATCCTCCCGACTCAACAGTTGAACATAGTCTATGATCCCTCTCTCACCCTAGCCAAGATTCGAGCTGAGCTTGATAAAAAGGTTAAGGCGATGAATGTCGGAGTCGTTATTGTCGATTATATGAACCAAGTAAAGCGGTCGAACCTTCCATCACGAGGCGGTCAGTACGACTGGACTGAGCAGATCGAAGTAAGTAAAGCATTGAAGTCAATGGCACAAGAATACGATTGTACCGTATTCTCACCATATCAAACAGACGCTAGTGGTGAAGCGCGTTTTGCTAAAGGTATTCTTGATGCGGCAGATGCTGCCTATACTCTTGAGACCTGGGACCACGAAGACGGTTGTATGACCTTCAATTGTGTTAAAATGCGATCAGCTGCTATGCGCTCTTTCACTTCTGAAGTAGACTGGGAGTCATTAAAAATTGGCCCAGAGTCTGCTCTCACTCCTAAAGAGAAAGACGACTCTACGCATAAAACAGGCGAAGACGTCCACGATCTTTAAAATAGTTCTTGACTTTCATCCTTATTTTGCGTATAATTATGTTTAATAAATGGGGAGAAAGCAAATGGCACACACATTCGGTAGTTTACGACACACAACCTCAGGTAGAATACGCAAGCCTTTACCAAAGAAACGCAATACTTATACACCAAACTTTGCTCCGCTGAAAGAGTCCGATTACTATCGTAGAGATCTTATAGAGTATAGCTCTGTTAGAGAGTCTGGCTCTGCTACTGAAAGAGTTGACAGATCAGCCTGGGCCGATGCTTGTAGATTTACTATTGCACCTGCATATAACAAAGGTGCGTATCAAGTAATCAGTAGAGAAAATGTAAAGGATATTGGACGATGAGCGAGAAGAATTATCCAGACAATTGGGTGGTCTTAAAGAATACCCTCGGCGATGAGACTATCTATAAAGTACTTGGAGGCTGGTCAGGTTCTTTTGCTTGGGGAGACTCCTGGAGACTTAATAGTGGTATTGTGAAGGTTGAGGAGAGCGAGAAGTATTGGACTTTTCACGGACACTCTGGTAGCGAGTACATCTGCCATAAGAACAGCTATGAGTTAAGAATGAATAATGGTGGTATATGTAAGCAGATTCTGGAACAGTTTCCAGGTGCTGTAGAAATGATGGATAAAAACACTGACTGGGCAAACTTAGTATGACAGTAGAAGAACTACTACAGCGGAAAGACATTTATTTTATACCTAAGGGCGGTGACTTCCTAGTAAGTTGCCTCAACCCTGAACACGCAGATAGAAATCCAAGTATGCGGGTGGATCAGCTAACTGGTATCTTCCAGTGCTTTTCATGCGAATACAAAGGCAGCCTTTTTACGCATTTTGGGGAAAAGGCAAACCAATTACAATTACGACGAGAACTATTAAAACGTAAAATTATAGATAAGAGGTCAGAAAGTATTGGTTTGTCTTTTCCCAAGAATGTTATGCCATATGCAGGTAATTGGCGAGGTATTAAGCCTGAGACTTACAAAAGATTTGAAGCATTTCAGCACGCAGATCCTGATTACATCGGACGCATTGTATTTCCGGTACGAGACATATCTGGTCGTATTACAGCGTTCAATGGTCGTCATACAACAGGCGGTACACCTAAGTATATGATCTCGCCTGCGGGTGCGAAGATGCCTTTATTCCCTATAGTAAAGCCTATACAGGGTGCAGTTATTCTAGTAGAAGGTATCTTTGATATGATCAATCTACATGATAAGGGCTTAACCAACGCAGTCTGTACCTTTGGCACAAAGAACATCAATGAAGACAAACTAAGAATGTTATCTATTCAAGGAGTTGACTCGATAGATATATTCTTTGATGGAGATGCTGCGGGACAAGATGCAGCAAAGCACGTACAAACTATGTGCGAAAGTGTAGAGTTAGCACACAGAAATATTTGTCTCAAGGACACTGATCCTGGGGCTTTACAAGAAAAAGCAGTACAAACACTAAAGAGAAAATTATATGCCTAAAGTTGCATTAGTAGAAACTAAACCAAGTAAGACCAATTTTAATAATGAATTTGACCACGAGTTTGAGTTTGATCGCTTTCAACTCTGTTCAGACCCATTCATCAAGAAAGTACTAAAGCGAGACTGTGATATTGAGATCAATACAGACGAATACGACTGGATTATCCTAGTAGGTAGTGATGCTTTGAAGTACTTTACTCCAATTAACTCAATCACTGAGTATTCTGGTAAGAAAGTAGAAGAGAAGTTCTTGCCAATCATCAACCCTGCAATGCTGGCATTTAAGCCAGAAGCTCAACGTACCTGGGACGACTCAAAGAAGAGTATCCTAGAGTACATTCTCGACCAGAAACAAGACACTGTAATCACAACCCATAATGCTTGGGGCATCCAAGACACTGCTGAAGCGAATGCTTTCTTTCAAGCAGCTATTGATGCACCTCTGCCTTACGTTGCACTCGATTCGGAAACTACGGGGTTGTACCCTCGTGACGGCCACATCCTTGGCCTGTCTCTTTCTTATGAAGCAGATCGCGGGGCTTACATAGACACAGAGTGCCTAGACGAAGAGTCTGAGCGTCTTCTGCAAGAGCTGTTTGACAAGAAGACAGTAGTATTTCATAACGCTAAGTTTGATATTGCGTTCTTTGAGTACCACTTCAACTTTAAGTTTCCTCAGTTCGAAGATACAATGCTACTGCACTACCTGATTGATGAAAACCCAGGCACTCATGGATTGAAACAGTTGTCTATGAAGTATACACCCTACGGGGACTATGAGAAGACTATGTATGAGTGGATTGCGACATTCCGCAAAGAACATGGCATTCTCAAAAATGACTTCAACTGGGGAGATATTCCCTTTGATATTATGAAGCTATATGCAGGCATGGATGCAGCCTGTACCTTCTTGATTTACGAAAAGTTCGTAAAGATTAAACAAAACAAGCGCTTGTGTAAAGTATATGAGAATATTCTTATACCTGGTTGCCGATTCCTTACAGACATTCAGGAAAACGGTGTACCTTTCGATGTGGGTAGGCTAGTAAAGTCTCAGGCATTGATGCAAGACGAGATTGACGAAGCAGTGGCAACACTTTATAAGAACCCTGTTATCGCAGAATTTGAGAAAGTAAATGGAAAAGATTTTAATCCTAACAGTACTGTGCAGCTTCGCAGTC